TCGCGGGTTTCGGCGCCGAAATCAAACGAGAAATCGAAGTTGACGCACGGATAGTCACCGATCAATGAGGTTGTGGACTGGAAGCCTGCCGTTTTGCCCATGGCCAGCACCTGGAAGGCAGCAGACGGGGCAGCAAGAATCGCAGAAACCGAAATGGTGGGGTAGGCACGAGCGCCCTTGCGGATGCCGACTGTGCCACCACGGGACTGTGAGACGATTGCTTCACGCCCGTCAGGTACCAGGTTGGCAATGCTCAGATCGCCCTGACTCATCACGAGCGTTGCGCTGTTGCTGTTGTCGTCCGTGATGGTGAAGGTCCCATCAGTGAAGTTTGCAGGGATATTGGACACGGGGTCTCCTTTGGCCCTATTGGGCGACGATGAGCCAGATGGTATAGCTGGAAGAGGTAGAGGCAGTCTCTGTGACGCGCAGGTTGGCAGCAGTGGTCACGTCCAGCCCAACAGAGCCAAAGTCCACCGCCATGGTGTGGCCCGCAGACAGGACAACCCCATGGTTGTTGGTCTCGAAGAAGGGCACGGTGCCGCTTGCAGAACCATCAACCGTGACCTGCCCAACGGCGCACTTGATGGCCAAGCCCTTCAACTCATCGGCGTCGATGGTCTGCCCCAGCACGTCTTTGAGGCCACCAGCAAGCTTGAGGTCATAGGTTTTGCTGTCACCACTGCTGAGCGTGTTGGCCTCTAGGAAAACCCGGTCTACCTCGCCCCTTGCTGTCCCCTGACGCCAGGCGCGGCCACCAGGCGCGTTCTCAACAGCGTGCCCGATGGTTTGCGAGTGTGGCGCGTCAGGCTCAAGGTCAGCAAGTGCCTGAATGACCAAGCGTGCGGCAAGGGTGCTCATCTTAGGCCCTTGGGATGCGGGTCTGGAGGGTCACGGTTGTGGTCAGCCATTCCGCGCTGAGTGCATCAATATCATACGAAGCACACCGAAACCGAACGCCATTGGGCCCGCGGTAGTCGTCAAGCCAGGCCATGGCTGCCCGAGTGGCTGCGTGGATGCGTGCCTGCCCGAGGCTGTCCGAGTCTGGCGAGAACCGGTGGACAATGAGCAGCGCGCTATCGTGCACCAGATGGGGCGCGCTGTTGGCTGCTGGGCCCAGGTCAAACCAGCACTCAAGGTGCTTGGTTCCAGCACGCTCGGGGTCGATGAAGCGCGCTTGCCTGAAGCCGTCCGACTGGCTGTAGCTGAAATCGCTGCAGTCGATGCCTTGGAGCCCCGTATATACAGACTCAATCACTGACTGATAAGCGCTGGTGCTCTTCAGGTCCACAGTGGCCGCCCAACCGCGGCAACCCGCAGCACAGGCGAGGCCCCGCGCCGGGTAGCGCTGTCCTCATCATCTAGCTGGAATCGCATGCGAGCGGCCACCGTTTTACCCTCAAAATGCAGACGCTTGTTCTGCTCTGCCCAGGTCGAATCCGGGCCAAAGGAGATGGTCCCGACGCACAACTGCAGGGCGCGGTTTAGCAGGAAGTCCCGGTATCCAGTGACCTCCCGAACCAACCAAGGCTTCTTGCCGTCATCAATGAGCCGCCGCAGCAGCTCAAAATATGCCTCATCAATCTGGGGCTGCCAGCCCTCTCCGCTGCCCCCGCGGTCTGTGTCGCCCTGAGACTGTGGCACGCGGTGCTGAAGCTCTGGCACGCGCGCGTATAGGTCGCGCTCACTGATGACATTGGGCGGGACATACTTGACCAGGTACGCGCTCTGCCGGTAGACCGGGTAAACGACGCCAGAGAAGGTGAGCGTCCACAGGACTGTCCAACCTGCCCCAAGGGTCTCAGACGCAGCCGGTGCAACAGTGAACTGCGCAGTCGAAGAGGAGACGGTTACCGGCTGGTCCTCGACCAAGTTGGTTCCGTCTGGCCGCGTGATGGTGACAGTGCCAGAGGCAGGCGCAACCAGACCACCACCTGACCCGTGACGGATTGGCGCCGTCAGGGTCTGGGTTGCTCCACGTTCCAGCAGGTATGGAGCTGGACGCGCAAAGGCATAAGTGGCCTGCCTGATTGCCATCAGTTGATAACTGAGTAACGCACGATAAAGTCAACAGAACCCGAGTCCAGACCGCTGGTAGAGCCGTCGCCAAAGTTGTCACCAGTCGCGGTGAATTTTGCCTTGACGGCTGCAGCGGACGCGCTGGGGTTGACACCATCGGCCCGATAGAAGCCCGCAGCAGGTCCAAAGATATCAGTGGACGTGATGAAGGCGTCGGGGTCGGAGGCAGTGCCCACCTCAACAACCACGTTGCTGATGCTGCCAGCATCGGCAAAGGTGGTCAGCAGGTTGACCAAGCACACATCAATCTGTGCCCCAGTGGGCAGCGTTACCAGGTCAAGCGTGACAGCCGTGGCCGCTGCCTTCAGCTCGCTAAAATCAACCCGGATTCGGGCCTCCTGCTGGAGGTTGCCAACCGGACGGTTGCTCTTGTAGGCAGTGGGCATTGGGGCTCCTTGCTCGTTTACTTGCGTTTCTTGGGTGTGGGCTTTGCAGTGGTCTCCGCCTTTGCTGCTTCCACAATGTCGAAAGGTACGTGCTCGTGCGGAAGATGATGCACCAGAGCCAGGAGCATTCGGCGCCCTCTGGCGTCCTCCCGGTCCTGAGCTGCACGGATGCGTCGCAGGACAGGGTTGACGGCGATCTGAACCTGCATGTCAACCAGCCCATCAGGGCTGACGATAGCGAGGCACTGACGCAGAAAGGCCTTCCATCCACCACGGTCAAAATCCCAGGAGGTCAGGTGGCCCAGCTGCTTAGGGCGATGCCAGGCGTCAGAGTGGTACACCACCGGCTGCCCTGCACTCATGCCCTCATGGCGGTCCAGATAGGAAGAGAGCGCAGCCCCTGCGCGTGACTCACCAAAGGCCACACAATCAAGGTCGTGCGGAATGGGCGTATACCCTGCAGCCATCAGGTTGCTGACAAAGCCCTGTCCCTGTCCAACTCCTGCCCCGTTCCCATTCATCCCAGGCGTATGCCAAGCCTTGGCAAGCTCTGGCAGGATTTCGCCGTCCATGCACTGAAGGCGCGTCGGACTCACGCAGTAGGTCCAGGCGTCACGGCTGCCTGGCAGTTGCAAGACAGCCCGGGCCATGGTGTTGCCACGCGCCAAAGCGGGACCGGCCAAGGTTGGGCCGCCAGCAGGGTTGATGGGCATGCGCCCTCCTCTTCAGTTGAAAGAAACAAACCCCTGACGCCCCAGAAGAGGCGTCAGGGGTCTTGCTACATCAGGAGACGTAGCGGATAGCGGCCATCCGGCCGTTCTCAGCGATGGCCACACCGTTGTAGGCCACAGTTTCAATGTTGGTGACGCCACCATCAGCGCGTCGCATCTCCATCGTGTAAAAGCCTGCGTTGATGAGCGCATCAGCCTCACGAGGGAGAGCCACCTGCTGATGCTTGCTAATGATTGCACCATCAGTGAGCAGCATTCCCAAATCATCGCCCGAGTCGGTATCAAGCTCGCTGTTGAGGTAAACGTCGACTGCGCCGAAGCTTCCGACGTATGCGCCAGCGCTTGCATTGGCCAAAAGCTGCTGAATCTGCGGAGCCATAGCAACCGCGCCACCCAAGCTAAGGGCATCATCCGCAAGGTCCTTGGCACCCTTGACGGTCACGAGACCGAGCGCACGCCCCTGAGCTGCGCCACGGTTCTTGAGGTCAAGGATTCCCTCATTCAGGGCCGACCAGGTGAGGGGGACCCCAGTGCTACCAATGGTGTTGGTGGCAGAGGACGCCAAGGCAGCGACCTGATCAACAAGGCTGTTGAGCCATACCCGGGTTCCCTCGTAGGCAAGCAGGGCTTCCACGTCAGGGCCAATCTCACCCATGAGCAGGCCAGCCTGGAGGCTACGGGAGTAGTCCGAGACCTGACGGGCAAAGCTCTTGCGACTTGGCGTGACAGTGACGTTGGTGGTGCTGAAGTTGGTCAGGTTGATGGTCTGACCTTCAGTGCGCGCTGCCAGCTTGCCAGACCCAAGGTCCGCAAAGGTAACACCGAAGCCAAGAGCACCAAGCATCTGGCCCACACCAGAATCCTTAGCAAGCATGTTCTGCATCACAGGGTGAGCAGCTGCTTCTTGGTTCTTGTTTGCTTCAGTGAGTGCGGCCATGATGCCGCGGGCAGTTGCGGGGTTGTTGGCGTCACCAATTCCGCTTGTGGAGTACCAGGGACCTGCAGCCATTGTAAAACTCGTGGCGTGCGCTTGGTACTCGTTTTTCGCCCGGCGGCGTGCGCGTACCTATCTGGTACATCACGGGGGCTATTGTGTCAAGTGCCCCGCGCAGCCCTCATCACATCAGCAATTGACGCATCTGCAGGCAAGGCAGCCAGGCGGTCATTGATGGATGTGTTGCTTTTGCGTGCTGCGCCCCTGTCTACCTGTGGTGGTGTGCTCTTGGATGCTTGTGGCGCTTGTGGTGCTTCAGGCACATAGCCCTTGAGAATGCGCGGAATCTCAACCGCTGGCGCCTCGTCAGGGTTAGCGCGGTGCGCACCCAGGTCTTGCAGTTGCTTCTGCCACCACTGCGCAGGGCTCTTGCCCCGTGCTTCCTCGGGCTGTGCTTCCCAGGCCTGCCGCACTGCAGAGCGCCCCAAGCTGTCACGGATTCCGGCCTCGTTCAGGAGCAGGTCCTCCTGATGCTGCTTGGCCAGCCCTGCTACCTGTGCTGCTGTTTCTGCCTTCAGCTTGTCCAACTGGTTTTCGTAGGCTTCCTGCAGAGTCTCCAGTTGGCGCCCCAGCTCAGCCATCTCTTCCCTTGTCTGGTTGCGCTGCTCCACCACCGAGCGGAAGCGGTCATAGGGCACGCTCCTGCCGCTGGGCTCGTCATCGTAATCGTTGCCCTGATTGCGAGACAGAGCGGAAGCAACGGCGCGTTGTACGCGCTCGGCCAACGTGTTGGGGTCGTCACTCATTGTCGGTGGTTTCCTCTTCTTCATCAGCCATGCCAAGCGCCTCGGTGACCTCACCGCGGAACAGCACGCCATAGGGATCTTCGTTCAGCAGCCCGTCCGCCAAGTCTGCCCTGTTGGACATTGCAGCCACCCTGCGCAGCACCTCCGAATCAAGGCGGCGCAGCTCTGGGTATGTCTTGGCAATCAGGGCATTCAGTGCCTGCTGCTCATAGGCCAGTGGCTCACCACCGGTTTTCTCAAACCCGATAGGCAGCCCCAGCCCTGCCATAGCCGTCAGCTCATAGTCGCGGATGGCACGACCAACGGACTCCATGTCTGCAGCCGGACTGTCCTGCCAGTGGCTGCCAGGGCGCTCAGGGTCAACGTCAACCCACTGCAAGATGGTCTCTGGCCCTGTCTGGAAACCTGCCTGACCTGTTGCGCTGTCCGTGTCTAGGCCAAGCAGACTCAGCCCGCGCACGTTGCGTTGTGGGTGCCCTGCATCCCTGATGCCAGCAAGCCAATGGGTGTACAGCGTGCAGACGCTCAGCGTAGTCTGAACCAGCGGGTCAGTCGCGTATGGATGACGAGTATCTCCCACCACCACCAGCCGGTGGAAAGGCGTTCCATCTGAGTAGCGCCACCAGTAGTCATCGCCCTCAAATGTCTGGCCGTGCATCTCCTGGGTCACGTCCTCTCCGTTGATTTCCGTGCGGAAGGAGGGCGCCTCCAGGTCGCTCAAGTCGTACACATCAACCGCCAGCTCAGTGCGCCCATCCATGTGCCGCAGTCGCTCATGGCGGATGATGGTGGGTTCCATGGGGTCGTGGCTGTGGTATTCAATGTGCAGGCTGTCAGGCTTGACCACCTCAAGGAAAATCTGCCGCGCCCGCTCGCTGTAGCCAATCAGGAGCCCCGCGTATCCAGCCCCGAGCCGGTACTTGTAGGCCTCGCGTGCTGCGCTGATGAGGGTGGAGGGCATAGGGCGCCCTCCTGCCATGCCATACAGGTCCACTGTGGTACGCGCGCTCTGGTCCCCTAGCAGCGTGGCCAGCTGCTCAGACAGCCCGTCCACCAGCGGGACCGGTGTGTCATGGGCGCGGTTGACACGGCGCACGTACCCAAGGAGGGTGTTGCGGGTCATATCCAGGGGGCCCAGCATATCAGCCCGGTTGCCAAGCTCAGCCCGCGCGCGGTCCCTTACGTCTTCAAAATGGCCACCGTCAAGGATGCGCACGGCCAGCTCAACTTGCTGTTGTGGCGTGCGCGCCCTGAAACCTTGGAAGCGAAACATAGAAGGCTCCTTCAGTGTGCCAGGTTCTCGACTAGGGGAACGCTAATATACCGCAGGGCGTCAATACCGTGCTTGAATGGATTCGTGGCAGAAGTTGAGCCATTCCACTCGTTTAGGTCTCTTATCAGGTCGCTGCACCCTGGGTCCACTGTAAAGCGCGGGGGGTCTGACACCTGGAGCCGGTGCAGAATCTCAGCACCCTCCCACACACTCTGATCAAACTTGCGCGGGGTCCTCATAAACCTCAAGGGCTTCGGCAGCTTCTCAGACCATCCGCGGCGCTGTGTGTCATGCCCAAGGGCTTCTGCAATGGCTGCCTTGAGTCTGGTGTTGCTCTTCTTGCCCCCTCGCTTGTCTCCATGGTGGGCTCGGTCCCCAATCCAGTGGTCAACGTCCTCCAGCCGAAAGCCGTGTGATTCCAGCAGGTTGATGATTGCCTTGGCATCTTCTCGGGTGTTGGTGCGACCTTGCCCGGACCACTCAGCCAGCACATGGATGCAGCTGTAGAGGCCCCGTCCACCGCATGCCACAACGATGACCCGCTGGCTGCCAGGCTTGCTGCCGTGGTCAATCCCAACACCCAGGCGCCACCCTGCAAGCTGGTCCAGTGGCTTGGCCTGCACCAGCTCGCCGCGCCATGCTGAGAAGTAGGCG